TATATTTTCTAAATTTTTTAAATAATATTCCTTAAAATATTCTTTTGCACAAATTTTACAATCATTTCTATAACCATCTTTATTTCTTTTTTGTTTTATAAATTCGGTTAAATTTTTTTCTATATTACATTTTACACATTTCTTCATATACAAATATAAATTTAAGATATTAACAATCGTGTTAATAAATTTTTTAAAAAAACAGAATCTTTTTAATTTTAATTCTATAACTTTGCCTTGTTCGCAACAAACAAATAAGATTTTTAAAAAACAAAATAAGAAACTAAAGAAAATTTAAAAAAAGTTTACAAAAACAAAATAAGTAGAACAAAGTGTGGTGAAGGCGACTATACAAAAAACTTAAATATCCAAAACCGATAAATTAAATATAGAATAGGAATTAATAAAAGCCAAAGCAATAACAAATAATTAAATTTTTTATCTGTTACTTTTTTAAATTCTTTTTTTATTATTGAAACATTGGTATTTTGTTGTTTATGTTTGATTTTAGATGTTATTTTATTATTTATATGTAAAGTATTATCTTTTACTTTTTTATAGCTTATAATAGCATTTTTATAATTTACACCGTTTATTACAATATCTTTTAAAGTATCAAATGGTTTAATAGTAAATTCTTCAATTAAAATATCATTCTTAATTTCATTTTTAAAAATTTCTTTTGTAACAATTTTAGTATCTATTTGTGACAAACTATCTTTTTTTATTTCTAAATTAGATATATTTACTTTGCGTGAACCACAACTAAATAAAATTAAACTAACTAAAATATATATCGCTTTCATAATTTCTTCTTCTTGTTAAACCTGCAACTACTTTTTTATTTACTTTATTCCACTTCTTAAATTCTAAGCCAATTAAAATGTCATTGTGATTTTTATTCACTAATTTTAAAAGTGTACTATTCATAAAATTAGCCATTCCTATATTATATGCTAAAGATACACAAGCATTAAATTGATTTTGATTTAAAGGTGTTTTAACTAAATTAGAAACTTTAGAAGCAAATCTATCAGCAATTACTTTAAACATTTCAAACGCTTGTTGTTTGTTTACCTCTTTGTCTAACATTGTCACACGTTTACCATCAGTATAATATGTGTTACCATATCCTATTGTCGGTACTTTTGCAGAACATAAATAAGGCTTTGCACTATATCCTTCAAACTCTGTAATTAAAAGGTAGCCAGAATTATTTAACTTCATCTTTTTTGCTTTTTAACCAATCAAATATTTTCATACCTGTGTATATTATTGAAACTAATAGTAAAACTATTTTTAAATTTGCTTCTGCTTTACTTAATGAAAACAAAAATACACCTGTATTCAATAAATAAATTTTTAAATTATCAATCATTTTCTTAATCTTTCTACTATTGTTGTAATTCCTTCAATTCCTATGTAAGCAGTTGCAATTATAACCCAATCACTTGAGGTTAATTGACCGCTAAATAAACCTCCACAAGCTACCATAAAAACAAGTAACTTGCGTGAAATCCATTTACTTAATATTATATCAAATTGCTCCTTGCTCATCTATAATTGCTTCACATCCAGCAAAACCGTGTACTGGATTAGTTGGAAATATTTCACTTTCAAAATTATATTCTATATCTGACATTACATCGTAAGCATATCCATCAGCGAATATCGGAGCAGTTAATTCTTTAAAATCAGCATCGTATGTTCCATTTGTTAAAACTATTTTACCAATTTCAACAATTGCGTGAATACCTTGCCCGTAAATAAGTCCTTTTTCTGTTTCAACATATACTCCTTTAGCTATCAAATCAGCTATTGCAGTGTCTTTGTCTGTGTAATTAAGTTTAAAAATATTCATATTATATAGTTGTTAATTGTGCAAGCTCAGAATTTGACAAAGCAGTTTTAAAAAATGTAACTTGTTTAATATTACCATTGAAAGGCGACGAAGAATCAGGTTGAATATTACTAAATCTATCTAATGTTGCTGCAGGGAAAGTTATTCCACTCGTGTCTGTAATTACATTTACACCATTAACATATAATGAAAAATCATTAGCCTTATATCTAAAAGCAACTTTATTCATATTAGTAACTGTTATTACCGCACTTGAATTTACTTGATTAGCACCTCCAACATCTACACGAACAAAAATTGAACTTGAAAAAGTTGAAATATTAATTCTATTATTAGTATCAGAACCACTTACACTTAATGCTCTTGTAATATTTTCTACAAGAGGAGCAGAAAATTCATAATAAATAGTACCTTCTGTTTGCCCTATTAAACTACTTATTCCTGTTTTAGATATTACATCAGCATTACGAGTTACTGAAGCAGCTACAGTTGGCACGTATGAAGTGGCGTATGAGCCTACTTCTAATTGTATTCCTGTAATTTTAAAAGATTTTAATACTTGTGTGTCGTATCTAAGCACACCATTATTATTATTACTTCCTGAACTTGTTGCGGTTGCACTTAATCTATAAACATTGTTACCATAACTTTCAACTTTTAAATTATTTGTAGCAACATTACCTGCTATAACTAAACATACGTTTCCAGTTGTTGCACTCGCTGAAAGTATTGGAACTGAATTATCATCCATTTTTATAAAAGCAGAAATAGCATAAGTTTGAACTGTTGTAGAAACTGACTTATAAGCTAAGGCTAAACCCGTGTTTGGAAATTGTATTGCATTAACAAAAGAATTAAAAGAACTTGATGCGTTAGTTACATTTATAGCTGTTGGATATGTACTTAAATTTCCATCGTTATTTAAAGCTAAATTAGTTCTAAGTGGTTCTACCAATAAAGTAGGACAACTTACGTTTGTGTAATCTATTCGTGGAATGTTAACTCCTACGCTTTCAATTAAACCCGCACTATTTACTCTCGTTGCTATTGTACCACGAACTACAGTCATATCGCCTAAAGTAGTGTTTGGAACTACTGAATACAATTTCCCAGTTTTTACTGCATTTGGTGTTATAACCAAACTCGCTTTATCTAATAAACTCATATCTTATCTAAATTTTCTAATGTTGCTAATAAACAAGATTGTGCTTCAAATATTCCTGAATCAGCTAAAACTCTTGCTTTAAAATTTGTAGTTATACCACCTTCATTTCCTACAATATCTGTTTCACCACTCCAACTAACATAATGTGATTTACCCCAAGATATAATATTATTAAAAGCACCTTGACCCCAACCTATATTGTTATTATTTGCTCCTTGTCCCCAGTCTGACATAATTAATAAACTTTAGTTAATGTGAAATTTTGTGAACGTATTGAATTAGCAGCATTATTAGTTATCCATTCTGCTGTAATTGTTAGTGTATTACTTACAGTTGTATTAAAAACAGTATTACTTACTAATCCAAAATTTATGCCTTCAATTGCATTTGAAGCATCTTTGTTATATGTAAAACTTCCGTTTGCAAATAATTCAGCAACTCCTGCGCCACCTATTTTTGTTATTGTAAAATCTAATATTAAATCAAATATTTTATTTGTAGCTGTCGCTAAAGTATATTCTAAAGCATCTATAATAACAACCCCGTTTGATTTAATTCTAAAGTGCAATATTTGATTATTTGTGTTAGTTAAATTACCACACATTTTAGCAGCAAATGAATCACCTATTTTAAGTGTATTAGCAGGAATAACCAAACTTCCTACACCTGTTCCAATTAAGTCTTTTTGTCCACCACTTGGAGCATAAACTACAGGAGTGCCTAAAGCAGTTTGTGCATATAAGCCTTTTGAAACTTCAATAAAATTATCATTAACTTTATCAAATGCATTTCTTACTGTATCACCAGTACCATCATTTGCAGTTGTTCCTATATTAATTACTTGTATCATTTCTTTTATCTAATTTATTTAAAAAAATTTCTAATTTCTTAACGTTTACTTCTTTCGGTTTATATGTTTCTTTTACACTCATAATATTATTATAAAACCCAGCCAACAAACGCACTATCTTTATCTGGATATACATCAGCATTTGAATTACTATTATATTCAGGAAATGAAGATTGATTAAAAGTCATATAATCAATGAATCTATTTGTATAACTTTGTGCAACATCTCTTTCTTTTTCAATTAAGAAATCAATTTCATTCTTTTCAACTGTTGTACTGTTTTCAGAATTATGTTTAAATACTCCTTTTGAAGATACTTTATACGCTGCATAAGGTAAAAATTCTACCATAGCCCAATGTATTACCATTGGTTTAATATATACGCTTAAAAGCGTTGTATATGGTGCTGCTAAATTACCTGCTACAATACCATCATTAATCTTGTTATATAGCTTTGTACCTAAATAGTTTTGAATGTGCAACTGTTGTGCTTGAAAAATATACTGTGTATAAATATCAGGGTCTAAATTACCATTTAAAACAGTGAATTTAACTATATCGTTTGTACTTATAAATAAACCTTGTGCCATATCTTATTAATTTGTATATCCCATTTTATCCCAATACTCTTGTGTGTATCCTTTTGTAGGCATATCACTTGGTTTCATTGCTACTTCTTTATCGTTTCTAATTCTATAACCATATTTTTCAGCAGTTGCAGAACTAATAGCTTTTGCATTTGGATTTGTAGGGTCAATTTTAACACCATCAAAATTAGCATAAGTTCTTCTTAACCATTTATGATTGCATCTTGCTCCGCCTTTGTATAACCATATAGAATAAGAATCAGAACCTTTAGGACCGAATCCTGAATTAACAACTTGTGTTTCCATTGCAACTATATCTTCTTTACGATATACTTTATCTGCTCTTAACATTTTATTGCAAAATTGTCTTTCACCTGTTAAATCACCACTATAAACATATCTTGTAACGAATTGAACACCATCAATAACTTTATCTTGCTCAGGACTTTTAGCGTTTGGTTTTGCAGTTCCTGTAGAAGTAATAAATTGCCACATTTTAGATAATGTGCTTTTCTTTTTATTATTTAAAGTTTCAATTTCTAAATCTAATTCATCTTCAGTTTCATAATCTACTTCAGTTTCATCAATTAAAAACCATTCATCACCTAAAGTTTCTCCTTTTTCAATTAATAAATCAGCGTTACTATCTGAACTCATTTTAACACCAGTTTCTTCTTCTGTTGTTTCTGCGTTCATTCCTGATATATCTACAAATTCTAATGGTTGGATAGTTTTAAAATATAACTTTAATGATATATTATTAATAGCTAAAATTTCATCTAAGGCATCAGTTATTTCTAACTGATATGGTTTTATTACTATGTTGTCAAATAATAGCGTAGCAGTCTTTATTTCGTCTGCATTGTTACCTAAGCCACCACCTGTTTCACGAATTCCTAATAACATAGGTGAAGTAACTCTATGACCTACAATTAATTTTTCAAAACATTCTTTACTTAAATATTCGTAATGTGCAGGAGCATCATTTAAAGGTAAATCTTCAACTGTAGTTTTACTTTCAGCATTAGCATTAAAAGCAATGATAACTTTTTCACCTCTTGCACCTGTTAATTTACCAAGTACATCACGTTTCATTTTATCACGCATTTCTTCAGTAGGAATACCGTTGTTAAAATTGATAACTTTAGTTCCACTAAAACCGTTCTGGCAATCATTAATTTGATAATCTGCAATGTTTTCTTCAAGCAAAGCATAAGGCAAAGAACCACTATAATCTATTGGACTATAATAATCAAATCCACTAACGTAAGGATGTAAAATATAAAGTTCAACTTCATTTCCGTTACCAAAACCAAAAGCAGGAATACGTTTTAATTCTTCACTTGGTTTCTTTTTAGTCCAATCAGGGTGATAATACCAATTTTCTATTTGTCCTTTGTCATTGCATTTTTCTGCTCTTAATGTATGCATAGGGAAATGAAGCACTTGTTTAACTTGTTTCTTTTCCATTACAACTTGCATAGCAGCCATTCCTAAAAGTTTGCGTTCTAAAGCTATTTTCTTTAAATCAGAATCTTTTATAATAGATTTCATTTGTGCATATTCATTAGGCTTTTTATTAGAATCTAAAGCATCTAATCCTTT